TAGCTTTACTATTTCAGGTAGTCAACTAGATGGTACTAGTATCACAGGTACTGCTACTATTTCAGGTACAACAACAGCATCATTTATTTCTGCAGTCAGTGCCGCGGCAGTACCATACGTGTCGGCCAGTGTCAACAGTGCAGGAGCCATTGTGTTCACGCACAGTCAAGGTGGAACTATCACGTTGTTAAATGTAATAGGTACTCCAATCACAACTGCTGGATTTACTGCAAATACTCAATTTTGTCGTCCAGGGTTCCGAACACCAAATTCATTGGCATTAAGCTACTGGGTTGGTTCACCGACATTCACTTATACTTCAAGCGATTCTGCACCAGACGAAGATCCCGTTGATGGCCGTTTATGGTATTACAGTACTGTTAGTGATGCTGATATCATGATTCAAAATAACAATCAATGGGTTGGATATCAGACTGTAACCAATGACGTTCGTGGGTTTGATTTAACTTTAACCAATGCAAATGGTCCTATTATTGCAGCCACAGCACCCACTACACAAAATGATACATCACTTTCTCCGTTGGTATATGGAGATTTATGGATTGACACCAGCGACTTAGAAAACTATCCTAAGTTATATCGCTGGCAAGTTGTTGACGGCGTGGATCAGTGGATAGAAGTTGATACTACTGATCAAACAACTCAAAATGGCATTTTGTTTGCAGATGCACGTTGGGCACCAAACGGCACAACAGATCCAGTGATGGATGCAATTCCTACCATTGACAGTCTATTAACCAGTAGCTATTTAGATTTAGATGCTCCAAATCCATCACTATATCCACAAGGTATGTTGTTGTTTAACACACGTCGTTCAGGCTACAATGTTAAGAGTTTCCAGAGTAACTATTTCAATGCTGAAGCATATCCTGCAGATCCATGGTCAAGTGGTACAACATACATTACTGGTAATTATGTAAGTTATTCAGGCACTAACTATATTTCTTTGCAATACAATAACCTCAACCAGACTCCAGGAACTGCACCAGCTTATTGGGCAGCGATCACAGAAACCAATACCTGGCTCACAGCAAGTGGTAACCGTGATGATGGTGCAATGTGGTCTGGTCGACAAGCACAGCGTCAATTGGTTGTGCAAGCCATGAAGGCCGGCATTGACACCAGCTCTGCTGCTCGTGAAGAACAAGCACAATTTAGTTTGATTGCCGCTACTGCTTATCCAGAGTTGATCCCCAACATGGTTGCACTCAGTAATGAGCGTAATAATACATTGTTTGTGGTAGGCGACACGCCAATGCGTCTTGCAGCCAACGGCACTGAACTAGCTGCCTGGGCAACTAACAATGGTGGATTAGGTTTCCGCTCTGAAGATGGATTGACAGCTGCCAGCCAGTACTTGGGTACATTCTATCCCAGCTGCCAGACTACAGACACAACTGGTAACCCTGTTGTAACAGCACCAAGTCACATGATGATGCGTACTATTATCCGTAGTGATGCAGTAAGCTATCCATGGTTGGCACCTGCTGGTACACGTCGTGGTGTGGTAGACAATGCCATTGCTATTGGTTATATTGATGCAGCCACAGGTGAATTCCAGCAGATCAATGTTGGACAAGGCCTACGTGATGTATTGTATGAAAACGACATCAATCCAATTACGTTTATTCCAGGTGTTGGTATTACCAACTTTGGTAACAAGACCACAACTAGTGTTACTAGTGCGTTGGATCGTATCAATGTATCACGACTGGTTGCGTTCTTGCGCGGCAGACTTGAAGAAATTGGTAAACTGTATTTGTTTGAACCCAATGACGACATTACCCGTGCTGAAATTACCAACACAGTGAACTCGTTGATGATTGACTTAGTGGCCAAACGCGGTATCTATGACTACTTGGTGGTTTGTGACTTGAGTAACAATACCCCTGCACGTATTGACCGCAACGAACTGTGGGTTGACATTGCTATTGAACCAGTAAAAGCCGTGGAATTTATCTATATTCCATTGCGTATCAAGAATACTGGTGAGATTTCAGGACAAGCGTCCTAATGAAAATGGTGGGTGATTTTTCACCCACCAATTCAACTAAATAAAAGTAACAGGAGATACCTACAAAATGTCTAGTTCATCACTATCAAGAATGTCAGTTCCACTGGGAGGCCAGGCTGATCAGGGCTTGCTGATGCCTAAACTCAAATATCGCTTTCGGGTGTATTTTGAGAACTTTGGCGTAGAAAAACCCACAACAGAATTAACCAAACAAGTAATGACCTTTGCAAGACCTAATTTGAGTTTTGAAGAAGTTACTATTCCAATTTATAACTCAACTCTAAAGTTGGCCGGTAAGCCCACATGGGCCGATGTTGCTTGCGAAGTCCGTGACGACGCTGCTGGGTCAGTTAGCAAGTTGGTCGGCGAGCAAATGCAAAAGCAAATGGACTTCTTGGAAATGGCATCAGCCAGTTCTGGTATTGACTACAAGTTCTTGACACGTATTGAAATCCTTGACGGCGGCAACGGTGCCTCTGATCCAGTAGTTCTTGAGACATGGGAATTGTATGGATGCTATTTGAAGCAAGCTGACTACGGTCAATTGAGCTATGCTGAAAGCGCAGTTGTCACAATCAACATGACTATTGCGTATGATAACGCCAACCAAATTCCATCTGGCTCTAACGGTGCTGGTATTGGTGGTGCTATTGGCAGAACATTAGGCGACATTGTTACAGGTGCTGGTACAACTAGCTAATAACTAATGTCATTAGCCACATTTGGTCAGCAGATCTTTAAGGGATTCACCGCCGTTGATGGGTTGCGTGGATACGATCATGCCAGTAGAGTTTTCACTCCCAATGGATATGAACTAAAGCCACGCTTTAAGTTCTTGTTCCATGTGGCGTTTACAATCAACACCGCACAGATTCCTGCCTTGCGTGGAGCACTTGGATTAACTGATATCTCAAACATCAGTCTCTTGGTCAAAACAGTTGACTTGCCCAAGTACACCATTGCTACAGAAACACTTAATCAATACAATCGTAAACGTGTGATTCAAACCAAGATCAACTATGATCCTGTGAACATTACATTTCACGATGACGGTTCAGATTTAATTCGTAACATGTGGTACAACTACTACAGTTACTACTACAAAGATGCCAGCCAGAACTACGGTTCTACCAACAGCACCAATGGTAGCATGGGTGCCGAAGGCAATGGCACAAAAGGATTTGGCTACAGCGGCCGAGACATTTACAATCAAGACCGCATGGGCGGAGTGAATGACTGGGGCTATATAGGTGAAGCAATCAACGATGGCACATCCAGCTCTTCGGGCAAGCCTCCGTTCTTTACAGACATAAGAATTTTTGGATTTGATTACCAACACAAGTATGCAGAGTATGTGTTGATTAATCCGCTAATTTCAAATTGGAGCCACGACACCTATGATTATAGTCAAGGTAACGGCCTCATGCAACACTCAATGACTATTGCATATGAAACGGTGAAGTACAAACAAGGTGCTCCTAACAAACAAGCACCGGGCTTTGCTAATCCTGCACACTATGACACAACACCAAGCCCGTTGGCTCGTCCAGGCGGCCTATCTACCATTCTTGGCCAAGGCGGATTAATTGATGCCGCTGGTGGTATTGCACAAGATCTGCAATCTGGTTCAGTGCTGGGACTTATTGGCGCGGCACAAAAAGCCGGCACAGTGTACAACACATTCAAAGGTAAGAATCTCAAGAGCATTGCAGTTGCTGAAGCCACAGCACTTGGCACTGAAGTTATTCAAGGCAGCTTGCCGGGAGCAGTAAGAAGTGTTGCTAGCAAAGCTGATGGTTTCTTCTTCCCAACAGCCACTGCGGCTCGTAATCAAGCCACAGTCAATAGAATCAACAACAACCAACCAGTAGGTGGCGGTGTATGAGCACAGTAAATTACGCAAATTACAAAAAAGATCTCACAGTCAGAGTATTTGATAGTTTCTACGACTATGATACCAATGTTCCTGCAGAAGAATATGACATTGTGAATTCATATTTTTCCAGTGTGATGCCTAAACGAGCCGCAGGTAATTTTACTGTGAGTTTGTTTAGAGTAGCAGAAGATACCAACATACCAGCACTGACACTATTACAAGCCATGCAAGGGCAAACTGGGTTGAATCTAAATGCCAGCCTAGCCTACTACTTGAATATGATTCGTAGTAGAGCTACCTTGCTTGGTATCAACGCCAGTTCAACTCCCAATCAATACGCCGCACGCCTGGTAATACAATGAGTCGTTGGGCGCAAGGTCAATACATAGTACAAAACCCTTCCAAATATGTGGGTCGTGGCACACCTAGATATCGTTCAGGATGGGAACACAGCTTCATGCGTTTCTGTGACACCAATGACAATGTGTTACAGTGGGCCAGCGAAAGCATTGCCATTCCCTACATGAATCCTGTGACAGGCAAAAAAAGCAACTATGTGCCTGACTTCCTGATCACCTATCGACAAAAAGACAATACTGTCAAGGCCGAGCTGATTGAAATCAAACCCAAGAAGCAAAGTGTAATTGAATCAAAAATGTCCAGCAGAGATCGTGCCGTAGTAGCAGTTAACTACGCCAAATGGGGAGCCGCCCAGAAGTGGTGCGCTCGCCAAGGACTAACATTCAGAGTAATCACCGAAAACGATATGTTTTCCAACGGTCGCAATTGATCCATAAATATCCGCATGACGCGGAAATTAGAAGACCTTTTTGACCTACCCTCTTCTGTTGAAATTGAAACAGAAAATGAAATCCCTACCATTGAAGAAGCACAGACACAACTGGCTGCAATAGACATAGCCATTGACAAGATTGACACAGCATTGCCTGCTGTTAGAGATTTAAGTGCAAGTGACACTGAGATGGACGAACTAGCTGACTTGGCCAAGGACAGCTACAAAGATCTCATGGATCTTGGCATGCAAGTGGACTCACGATTTGCCAGCGAGATATTCAATGTAGCAGGTACCATGCTAGGCCATGCTATCACTGCTAAAACAGCTAAAATGAACAAGAAACTCAAGGTCATTGATCTACAGTTGAAGAAAATGCGACTGGATCAACAAACGCCAGCAGAAGAACAAATAGCCACAGCACAAGGGCAAGTGTTGAATCGCAACGATTTATTGGAACGTTTGCTTAAGGGCAAAGACCAAAATAACGGAAAAGTATAAATATACAATAGGATACTGACATGAAACCATTTGCAAAATATCTCTTAGAAAGTGATCGCACTTATGCGTATCGCATCAAAGTAGTGGGCGACATACCCAAGGACTTCTTCAAACAATTTGAAGAAAAACTCAGCCAGTTTGACATTGCCAAAATGTCAACTCCCAAGAGCAGTCCAGTACGTGCTGTGATCCCTGACTTTCCTGCGTTCCCCAATCAGTCTGTAACGCGAGTTGATGTAGAGTTCAAGTACCCTGCTATTGAACCACAGATCAAACAGATTGCTAGATTGCTGGGACTAGATGAAAATCGTATTGTGATGATGACCACACCATATGAAGACAGTCTAGACTCGGAAGCAGTTAAAATCACAGACCAGAACAAAGACTTGTTGGATGATCCAGATTATCCTGCAGATGACAAATTGCAAAAGAATCTCAAGAAAGACTATTCAGCAGAGCCGCACAACCATGTGGTACTAAAGAATGCCTATCGTTCAAACTTTTCAGTAGCTGGTGGAAAAACACCGCCTGCTAAAACCTCTAATGATTTGCCAATGGGAACCAAGAGCCCAATGTCCAATGTAAAGAGACCACCCAAGCCTGCTACCGGCGCACAACCAAGAGGATAATCCAATGACATTTTTCTATGACTTAAACAAACGCCTGGCTGCTGTTAATGACGCACCAGAAACAAAACAACTCAATGAGCGCGACATGAGCCGTGCTGCCAAGGGCTACGAAAAGTACGGCAAAGAAGGCATGCAAGCCTTGGCCAAAGCTGGTCGTGAAGGCAAGTCATTAGACCCTGTTCGCAACAAATACAACAAGTATGACGAAGGTGCTTATCAAGGCGGACCAGACAAGAGTCAAATTCCTGCTGTAAATCGTCCAGGCAATAAAGTCACATTACAAGACTTGGAAAAAGAGCGCACACAAAGTCCTACCAGCCCGGAAGGATTAACACGTACTCAACAACGTCTGAGTCAACAGCACCCACTCAAAGAAAAAATGTCTCCCTCCAAGCAAAAGTCATTTGCTGCCTTGGCACCACCAAAAGACAAAATTACTTTTGCTGACAAGATTGCTGGCGCCAAGAAAGAAGTTGACGAGATGCTAGGTGATGTAGCTGCCGAAGCCATGAAGTCAGCACTGAGTGGTCGACAGAAAACACTAGACAAAAACGACAACGGCAAACTAGATGCTAATGACTTTGCTATGTTGCGCAAAGGCGGCAAACAAAAAACTGCTGAAGAAGATGATAACAACCCGTTCACAAACTACAAGAAGCCACGTGCTGACAAACCACGTGTGGGAGATGTAGAACATGGCTCCAAGCATGATATCAAGCACACTGCAACAGGACGTAAAGTAACACGTCGTACAGATGACCAAGGCAATTCAGTTGGGTCAGAAACCGACGACGAAGGCAACGCACAAGAAAAACGCAGTCGCGGTCGTCCAAAAGGAGCCGCTAAAGGCACTGAACGTGTGACAGCTAAAGCAATCAAGCACAAAGGTGAGCGTGAGAAAAAAGGATCTGCTGGATCAGTATCCGACTCAGGCAAAGCACTGCAAGGATTCATGATTGGTAATAAGCCAAAAAATGAACCAGGCAAAGTAAGTGTTAGAAACAAAATGAAAGAAGGCGACACTGATCCAACAGACAATGATTCGGGCGATTTAAAAGCAGCCATGGCATTGTTGAAGAAAGCTGGCTACAAAGTTTCTAAGTCTGCAGAAAAAGAAAGCACAGCTGATCGCGACGACCATGCTGAACAAGATGGCAAGGAATTTACAAAAGACGTTGAGGCTGCTGAAAAGAAGCCCAAGAAGAAAGAAAAAACCGAAGAAGCAGGCGGAACAGGAACACCTACCGCATCGAGTGGCTTTGGTTACGGCAAAGGCATTTACGATAGTTTGAATCGTGATGTTGAAAACGCTATCAACGAATCAATGAACCAGCTGAGTGAGTCAATGAGCATCAACATGAGTGACTCTACAGAAGGCGGCAAGAGCTTGACTATCACTGCCAGTGATGAAGATGCACTGAAGTTGGCAACATTGTTGAAGTCAGCAGGCCTAGGCGGTGGTGACAGTGAAGGCTACGGCGGTTCAGGTTACAAGTCAGCATGTGGTTGCGGTACTCCTGATTGCTCATGTGGCGAAGAAGAAATTGACGAAGTGTCAATGAACGAGCCTGACTACCCAACCAACACAGAAACTGGCAGCTCAATGCAGTACAGTGGCGGCCTTGATGGTCCTAAGTCAACTGGGCAATCAACGTTGACAGGTGGCGGCATACCAAATCTGGATGCAGATCGTCAAGATAGCTATGCTGAAGCAGAAGAAGATGCGTTACACCGCATGATGGAAATGGCCGGCGTAAAGAAAAAAGAAGTTGACGAAGAAAAAACCGAAGAAGGCAACTTGTTTACTAAAGGTCTAGAAGACGATGACATCAAAGTTGGTGACAAGATTCCTGGAACCAACGCTATCAAGAAAAAAGACATTGACGAAGGCATCTTGGCCAGTACTCGTGCTTTATGGAAAAAATATCAGGATTAATATTATGAGCAAAATTCTAAAAGAATCTGTGTTGACTACCGTGCCGGTCATGAACCCGCATGCACCTGCGCCACAAACTGGACGACAAACACCTGTAGAAATTCCAGGTGTGATGTATCAAACACGTGAATTGTTTCAACCAGTGGTGTCGCAACCTGTCCAGGATACAAAATAATGGCCAACGTATACACCACACTTTCTAACACAACTGTTTACACAGACAAGTTGCAAATTTCTACTGGCAATACTGCTGTGACGTGTCAGGTGTATGCTGTGGCTCTAGGCACAGCCAATGCTGTTGGCAACTTGTATTCTGTAGCCATTAACATTCCTGCCAACACAGTATTTGAAACATATTCAGGTGCCGGCAACAAGGTTACTATCGCAGGCTCAAATTGGACAGCATTAGAACTAGGCACAGCAAGTTCCGCTACAGCAGGTGTGATTGGCGCCGGTAGCTGATGCGAGCACGTGATTTCATTGCTGAAAATGGTGCTGGAAAGATTAGTAAACGTAATCAATCCGCCACTGTGGGTCTGCATAAATTTCGAGATAAAAATTTAGCAGATCGTGTTTATGAACTCAATAGAATTATGATGGCAGCCGCATCCACTGACGGAACGTTTGTTCCTGAAATGGATAACGAAAGTTGGGCCGGTCGGTATGACATTGCCGCACCTTACACCCAAGAAGAACACAACATGTTGATGATGGCATACAAAGCCTCGGGATCTAGTTTTCACGATCTAAACAAAGGCGATTTAAAAAGCCAAGAACATCCAGCAGTGAACACAACTAGTCCAATGCAATCATTCAAAGGCTATCCAAGATGAGAGCCCGTGAGTTTCTACGCGAGCAACATGACCTGCCGCCTGAGCAAGCAAATCCCATGCGTTACACCTATGTAATTCCTGGACTCAGTGCATCGGACCCTTACAACAACTATAGATTTGGCGTGGCACTTGCACGAGCACGGAGTGATGCTGGCACAGATGGCATTACTGATAACTTGCCAGCATGGTCAGCAGAGACAACTTTTGGCGAACACGGCGTGGTTGCTGGCATGGATTCTAAAATTGCTCAAACCATTGATCAAGCACTGTCAATGACCAAAACACCTGGTGGCAAACAGCTGGTATCAACGCCCGACAGTACAGAACCTGGATTTGTAGATACACAAAGTCCAGTTAGGGCATTTGTTGGTTATCCTCGTTAACTTTGATTTATAATTATGAAAAAACTTTTAATTCTTTTAGCACTTGTGCCTTGTTTAGCACTAGCACAACCCAAACAAAAACCTGGCGTTGTGTATGACGCTGTGATTACTCGTGTGATCGACGGAGACACAGTAGGTATCCAAGCTACCTGGTTGCCAGCACCACTCAAACCGGAACTCAGTGTTCGTGTGTTTGGTGTTGATACTCCTGAAAAGGGACACAGAGCCATGTGCCCTAGTGAAGCTCAGCGTGGAGAGGCAGCTTCTGCCTTTACCAAGGCAGCAATTGCCAACAGCCAGAAGCGACAGATAGTGCTTATGGACTGGGACAAGTATGGCGGCCGTGTGCTAGGTGATGTGCTGTTGAACGGACAGAGTCTTAGAGCCATGCTGATTGCCAATGGATTTGCACGTGAGTACTACGGTGAGGCTAAAACATCCTGGTGCCAATAAATCTCCTGTAAATACAGGATGACAAATTTCTATTGTGCCGCACCCTGGCGTGGCCTACACATAAATCCCCGTGGAGATGTTAAAACTTGTTGTGCAGGTGATCCCAATATGCTGGGTAACTTGAACACCAACAACATCATTGAAATACTCAACGGCGATTTACTGCAAGAAATTCGCGGTAGCATTGCACAAGGCAAGGCACACAAGTACTGTTCTAACTGTGTGCAAGCAGAACGCTTTGGTGCAGACTCAGAGCGCAAATGGCACAATGACCTCAACCAAGATATAGATTATACGACTGCCGGATCACAGTACCACTATCCTGTTATAGTGGATGTGAGATGGAATACCACCTGTAACCTTTCATGTAACTACTGTAGTGAATGGGCCAGTTCAAAATGGTCCGCACTCAA